TCTCAATCCTCTTCTCATAGACAACATACGATTGCTTGAAGTCATCCTGACTCAACCATTTCCAGAAACCTTGCCTTGCAGTGGCCTCAATGCCATCGCACTCTGACTCTCTGGCAAAGTTATTAAACTTATCTAACATGTCCCAGACCCAGCTATTAAAATGATCGCCGCCAAGGAATTGTATAGCTAACATCTTCTTGCTGGGATATTGCACAAACTCAGTTGTGCCAACGCCATCTATCTCTTTATCTTCGTTAAACGCCAACCATAGATGTTGCTGACCACTGGCTATAACGTCAAACAACACAGGCATCGTCCAACGCCCATTAGAGCGTATTACAGCGCGTTGAAGCTGACCCTCAACATCAGGCCATAATGCGTTTAAATACGTTGTAGGAGCTATTGTGATCGTATGTGTGATCTTTCTGGGCGCGTTCTTGCTCTTAACCCTTGGCTCCCTAGAGATGTCCCTTATGACTTCTTGTTTTTTGTTAGCTACACTGCTCATGCGGGTAACATACCTCCCTGCCTAGCCATAACTGGTGAAGGTTGCTGAGTTGTCCCTGTTCTTGCTGATCTAACTCTATCAAGCATTTCGTCAAGCTGGTCTGCACCGGAACTTGAGCTTCCGTCACCTATGCCTGAGACTACGTCTGCGGGAACAATATACTCATCGGGACTTACAGCAACTTGCTGTTGGTTTCCAATCATACCCATAACCTCGTCATCCATACCGCCGCCTTGACCTTCAATCTTGCCTTCTGTCTGAGCGTTTGGAACAACTGATTGTAGCACTGATGTACGAAGTTCAGCGAAAACTTCACTGCCGTAGGTATCTACAAACATGTTAATAACAGTCTCTGACTGCTCAGGCGAAAGCTGACCTAAAATCGCCTGCCTTGTTTGATTTAATAATTCAGTCTCGGAACCTTGAGTCATGCCACCTTCTGCATAATCGTAAGTCGGCTCTGGATTAACCTGAACATTCATATCTTCCATGCTCATACCAGCAGTCGCGCCTTGGCCTGTCATTGAGCTAATTAGTTGAGCTAACGCCTGATCACCTATCTGCTCTCGTATCGCTAACAGTTGCGCGGAAAGCTCTTGATACCTTTGCGGGTCTCCCTTCGATCCGTCAGGGTCTGACTTAGCTATTGAGGTAACTTCAGAGATCACCGACATGATTTCTTCTTGGCTCATCTGCGGCCCTTGCTGTCGCATCATCTGATCTTGCATCGCCATTGATGTTCCTGCGGCCATAGCGTTTTGAGATGTAGCAGGGTTGTTAAACTCAGGAGACATCTGAGGCATCCCGCCTTCTTGCAAAGAAACTATGCCGCCTCCGCTCATCTGATTGCCGTATATAGGGACAACTGAGTTTCCGTAGTCTCTCATGTAGTCATTAGACAATCCTTCTACCGCCTGATTTGCCTTTTCCTTTGCCTTCTGAGCGTCGATTATCATCTTCTCTGTGGCTATCTGCTCGATTCCACCCATACCGGCAGGATTTATTCCTTCGCGCATAGACGCATCAGGGCCACGCATTGCAACATTCGACATGTTTGACGCATTAAAGTTACCGCCTTTATTGGGCATCGTATATACGGGAGTTTTACCTTCATCACCTTCTACGGGAGCATCGGGATCTGGCTCTACAACTGGATCGGGAAGTGGCTCTCTAAAGTATCGCATCTCAGGAGCAAATCCTGCCCGTGGGTCTTGGCCCTGTGCAATTCTCGCATTAGCCTCTGCTGTTAACTCTTCAGTAGTAACCGCTCTTGGGGGCCGAACGAGGGCTTGCGCTTCCTCTGCCTTTTTATTGTTCATTCCCGGAAGATTAGGTATATTCATACCAGCAAACATCTGAACAGGTTGACCCATAGACTCAAGGTTTTGACGTTGACGCATGTAGTCTTGTGGATTAATCGACGTTACACCGCCACCCATCATATTGATCTGACCGCCAGAAGCCGACTGGTACGGGTTGTTGTCTTCATAACTGCCGTAGTACGGGTTTATGCTGTTAGGGTTCATGTCGTTTATTGCCCTGCCTGTAGCCACTGCGCTATTGTATCTCCCGTAGGCATCAGCTAACTCCTGCTGACTCTCTCCCTCTCGCCTACGACTATCTGCCCTCATGTCATCTTCAAGCATCTCCTGCGCTCTTGCGCCTTCGCCAATTGCTATGGGGAGAATTGACCCTTTTGTCATTAGGTTCTTTCCGAACTCTCCGGTAAATTTCATTGGGTCGCTAGAAAAGTTTTCAGCTACGTTCTTACCTGCTTCTGATGTCAATGCGTCTACGTTCGCTTGCTGAAAACGAATAGACTCTGGATTAAAAGATACATCGCCAAAGGGTAGATCGCTAGGCATTGCTGACTCGGAGAAAGCTGGAGCGTTAAGAGCCTGACTTCTGGCTATATCAGCCGTAGTAGTAGCACCTGTGTTAGCGAGGTTTTCAAGGCCAGCAAGCTCGGATGTGGAGTCAGCAAGTGCTGATGCGGCATCAACTACAGCGGGATCAAGAGCCGCAGATGCGGTATTTACTGCCGAACCAATACCATAACCAGTTAACCCAGACATAATCCCCTGCTTTAAATCTCCAGTCACTGCGGTTGTAGCCAGACCGGAGCCTACAGCACCCGCAAGAGCCGCATTAGCTCCTAGACCAGATACAGCACTACCTATAGCCCCCGTCCCAAGCGCACCGCCAAGAGCGGTAAATCCTGCCGACCCAAGCATACCTCCAAGTAATGGAGCCAAGAAGGGCAGGAACGCTTCTGGTTGCCCTGTCATGGGGTTTCTCGTAAGAGAGCCTGTGGGAGACAGGGAGGCTAATCCTTGAACCTCTACGGGATTCATATGTACCATCATGCTATCGCCGTATCGACCTTGCGTAGCCATCTGGTCAGCCATTCTCTGCATTGGTCGTTGATTGGCAAACTGCGAATTAGGGTTGTTCATTAACTTGTCTCCACACCGAATAGGTTAAAACTGACATCTACTGCGCTGGCATACACTTTGACAACATCAGCCTGTCCAAGACATATACCGATCACCACAGTTCTAGTTGTGTTGGCCGCTAGGGCTTGATCGAAAAATAAAAATTGCTTATCGTTTGCGCCAGCACCCGCAACGTGAACGCTTACCCTAAAGGTAATGCCGGAGCCTGTTCTGTTACAGATCACCAAAGAGCTAACAGTTGTCTGCGTCAGATTAGGCGCGGTATATAAAACCGTTGTTGTCGTAGCCGCTGGGTCTAGCTGGCCTAATACTTTAATAACGTCAGTCACGAAGCACCCATTAACAAGAACTGAAATCTACGCATAGCTAAAGATCCTTCCTTATCACCTTGAGTTTTTGCCGCCGTTATCTCAACTTCATGCTGATTAAATGCATCTTCAATAACTTTTCTAGTCAGGCTCTCATTTGGAACGTCATACTGGTTCAATGGAATTGGCAGTGGCGTTTTTCTTATAGCCATTATCTTCGACCATCTTGTCTGATATGAAACCTAAGAGTTCCTAGCCGCCAGCCATAACCAGAACCTGTGCTTTCCACGCGAATGACAGGGTGTCTAGCCCTTGCTCGCAAGTAAGACTCTGTTGTTGACTGGTTAATAGTAACAGACGAAAGTGTAGTTGTATCTTGAAGCGGATAGTCTCTACCCTTAACTGTAATAGCAACCGCAGGATTTGCCCCATCAAACGAGAAGTCAGGAATTACTTTGCTGAGAAACATGAATCCCTCGCCATCCCCAATCTCAAGGTCACCCGACTCAACAAAGGCCGTCATAGGTGATCCATCGTCATCAAAACCAACTTCATGGTTATACAGCAAGTTGTTATTTGATGAGGTTATAACAGTTGTTGCTATGGGTGGATCACCTGCGCCAGAATCATGCCATGCACCTCTAGCTAAGGTTCCTATAGACCACAGATTTTCTTCGTAGTTATACGTCACATAATTCGTAATTTCCGTAGACCCAGTACCTATAGGATAGAACCAAGTAACCTCAGAATATGCAGAATTTTCAGCGGCAAAAACTTTATATGACTGGCTTACATTTAAATTTGAAAACACATGATCCTTAACAGAACATGGCAATGGCTGAACGGAGCCGTTGTAGACATTAAAGCCACCCTCATCCATAAAATACACAGATCCTCTAGCATTAATCGCCGCTCTTGGCGAAACCATTGAAACATCTGTACTTAATGTCGAGAAGTCAAACACAAACGGGCCACCAACAAACCTCATTGAATGAAGGCTTTCGTCGGTAAAAATAAGTATCTCCTGTCTTGTTTGAACTGCACCTACAATCAATGACCCAGAATTTATTCTTACGCCACCAGCCGTATTGGTTGCTGTGGGAGTCCAATCGGTAAAGCTACCTTGATCTGAAAACCTAACAAATAGAGGATCTAAAATTGTTGAACCAATAGGATTTGATCCAAAAGCAATAACGTGTTGATCTACATCAGACACCATTATCTGAAGGGCGGCTGATGGCGGGTTTGATCCGCTAAGGGATGAGTCAGTTATATCAATAGCTCTATTCGCAAAACCACCTGAAAGGTCAAAGTAATATATACCGCCACCTCTGACGTTAAACACAAGGTCTTCTCCAAAGTTATCTTGTGCGTAAAGCCTTAACTGACTTCCGGGAGTAATTGCCGAAACAGACCCAAACCCGCCAGCACCCCAAGTATTTACACCCCATCCGGTGCTTTGGACAAAGGTGTTTAACCCTGTATTTATTTGATACGCCCCCACGGTACTGCTACCGCCGCTTCCAGAGTCGTTGGTGTTTGCAGTTACAGTATTGCCAGATGCGTTCTTTGCAATAATAATGTAGCTATTGGTCAAAACAGAAACTATTTGATACTCTTGATTAAGAACACTAGCAACAATATTGCCGTTTGCGCCAAGACTAGCCGCACCAGAAAATGTTACAAAATCATTAGCAACAGCCCCATGAGCGGTATCTGTTACGGTTATCGTTGAACTTCCATTTGATGCGGCAAAAGTAACATCACCAGCGGATGTAGTGGCTCTTAGAGGAGTAACGTCATTAAATTTTATACCTTCAGTAATATAAAACTTTAAGTTAGTACCTAAGCCTGTGTGCTTGGTTGCGCCTAAGCTAGACCATGTGTACAGGGATCTTCCAACGCCTTCATATGTGTTTGTGGAAAACTTTTCCCATCCACCAATTTTTTCTGGGCGACCTTTCCTAAACCGTATCTTGTCGGAGTCAGTCCAACCTTGATCGACAGTATAATCTGTACCCTCCTTACTAATTCCGGGTGCAAACTGAATCTTCTGCAAAGGCATAATTAACCTCGATAAGGAAGGTTGGGCATAAATGGAGGAGAGCCTCCCTTAGTTGGGCCGCTTGGCCCTCTTCCACCTTTAGATGGGCCTCCCCTTGGCGGCTGTCGGTACGGACTAGGCATGCGACTTGGCGGCTGGGAATACCTATTTCTCGGCATTGATCTTGGCGGAGGTCGCTGTGATCTTGGCGGAGGTCGCTGATAGGTAGGTTGCCTATAGCGGTCATCCTGCATAGGTGGCATTGGCCTTTGGGGATATCTTGCGAGCATATTTTCCATAGGAGGAAATCCTATGGGAGGTCTCTGCATTGGCGGAGGTCTGCGCGGAGGAGCAGGATATCTAGGAGCGTTTAAGTTTCTCATTGGGCGAAACTGAGTCTGCCTCTGAGGCTGATACTGACCCCTTAAACTTGCGATACCAGATTGATTCTGAAACAAACCTCGCGTTGGCCTTGGCCTTACAAATGGAGCAGGAGGCGGAGGTAAACGAGGGTCATCATATCCTATTGGGTTTTTGCCCTCAACAGGGTCTGAGCTTTCGATAGGATCAACTACAGGATCAACTACAGGATCAACTACAGGATCAACTACAGGATCAACTGGTTCCTGACCTACATTAGGATCAAACCTTATTGGCCCTGAAGGAAAATAACCGCCCTTACCGCCGCTCATGCGAAACTGAGAGGGATCAAATCTAGGAGGAGTCTCAGCCACTATTCCCCTCGGCTGAAGTGCCTCTCGGTTCTCTTGCAGGCTCTGAGCTAGATTAAGCCCCCCCTCTGGGAGAAATCGGCGCGATGCATTAGCAGTCTGAGACAGATTAGGCCCTCCCTCTGGGCGAAATCCGCTCATATTAAAAGTTTGCGATTGCGGGGGCGTAGACTGTACGCCGCTAGACCTCACTCTAGATTGAATCTGCTCAGGGGAAAGTCTAACTGAACCTCTCCCTCTAAATCCGCCAAGACCACTCATCGTGTTCTCTGAGAATTGTCCATTTGCTTGATTCTCTTGAAATTGTTGCATAGCGGATTGCGCGCGAGACTGATCCGTTTGATTGCTAGGCATCTTGCCCAACGCTCTTCCAAACTCTGACTGAAATTCTTCAGGACTATAGTAGGTCGTGGCCGCGTCACCGGTAAGGCCAAATGAAGAGCTATCCCTAGCGTACTGACCCGTCTGTGGGTCATAGCTGTAAGCGGGACTCATACCGCCCTCTAGAGCGTTCTCTTGAGCAATTTTGTTCATAAAGTCTACATTGGCTTGATTGGAAGCGTTTCCTTGAATAGTTCCAGTGCCATTGCCGATGTCTACGTTCTGATCTGGAATAGACATATTTGGATTGGCGGATAGTTGCGCCATAAGACTGTTGGGCGGTGCTTGACCGAATCGACCCATGCCCATCATTGAGGGACTTCCGCCCATCTTGGCTCCAGTCTGTTGACCCATCCCTGCGCCTCTTCTTCCGCGCCCACCTCCGCCCCTCTGCGTCATTGAAGGACTGCCGCCTGCCTTGCCTCCAGACTGTCTATTACCCATTCCCATTATTGATACTCCCCAGTTCTTAACATGTTAGCAATCTCAACAGCCCTAGATCCAACCTGCTGGCTCCATTTAGAGTCCATAAACTCATCTGCGGCTTTCTTGTAGTCCTTAAACCTCATGGCTTCCAAAGCGTTTTCAAACTTGCGAAGAGATGTCTGACCAAGATTAAAAGAAAGATCAATCATTGCGTCTTTCCTTACATTGTCAAGATCGTCAAACCACTTGTATTCCTCCGACAACTCTCCAATAACCCTATAAATGTCATTTGTTAAAAGCATGTGTATCTCTGACTCGCTAATGCCAAGACCTGAAGGAGATATGTTTCTCCCTGCACCTATAGTTTCATAGCCTGCTGAACATGTATACACATGATTCTTAACGCCTTCGTGACGCTTTAGCATTACTATTAACTTGTTAAATCTAGATTGATTCATTTTTTTTGCGCTTCTTTTTTTGTTCTTTCTTTTAACTGCTCAATTATAACTCTTTGTTGCTCCAACTCAGACTGTTGCTTTAAGTTAAGAACTCGCTGTTTTTCTTCTTCAGATATTACAGGGAAAGGTATAATCATTTTTCTCGACTCACTTTCT